GTATTTATTTTAGCGGGGATGTTAGTAATGTATTTATTTTTAATAATACGATAGCGAAACAGGCTGTTTCAGCGGTGCGTATTTCAAGCGGATCTCAGGCAATAAATAATATTTTATATGAATGCAATGCCAATTTTGAAGTAGGCACTTATGCTTCGGGTTCAGGCTATAATGCTACAAATGGTTCCACTTTAAATTACACTGTTACTGGAGGCAGTACGGGAGACAGGGTTTCTCAAACCTTCTCCTTTGTCAACACCGACGCTGGGACGGAGGACTTCCATCTACAAAGTAGTGATGCGGGGGCTATGGATTATGGGATGGACAATCCAGGGTCTGGATTGTATTCGGACGACATAGATGGTGTCGCCAGAACAAGCACTTGGGACATCGGGGCGGATGAGTATATATCAACAGCAGGAACCGCAGCGCTTACCGGGACCATAACATCATCAACCATCGAAGCAAACATTGTGGCAGGCGGCAAAACCATCATTCTCACCCTCACGGGAGACACGTGGGTAGCAACGGTAGGAGCTGATAACGCTATCACAACTGCTCTCATTGCAGGAATTGACTCTGCGCAGGCTGAAAGCGGGGTTAACTTATACTGCGGTTGCAAGAACAAGCGATACTGTTGTAACGATCACGCTGCCGGCCTTTACCGGATATGACATAGAAGCCACAGAAACGATCACGGCTACAATACCAGCATCGGCTGTAACTCTTGCTGCTCAGATTGTGGCAACTCCCACTTTTACTGTATCTGCCATAAATTATCGTCGTACTTTGACCTTAGCAGGCACATCAGCAATAACACATGCATCCATAATCAAAGCTTATAGTGCTCTGACTTTGTCAGGCACCTCCGGGATGACAGCAACGAATTACAAGGCATCGACAGACACTTTGGCATTATCTGGCACATCAGCGATGACCTCAACGGATTACAAAGCATCTTCGAATACATTGACATTGGCAAGCACATCAACAATAACCCAGGCATCGATAGTTCTGAATTATAGTGCGTTGACATTGGCTGGTACCTCAGGGATGACCTCAACAAACTACAAAGCATCTTCGGATACGTTGTCTATGGCAGGCACCTCGGGGATGACATCGACGAAATATAAAACGTCGGCAGATGCCTTAGCATTGGCTGGCACCTCGGGGATGACCTCAACAAACTACAAAGCATCAATAGGCACTCTGACCTTGGCGGGCACATCAACCATAGCATTAACAAACTACAAAAGCTCAACAGATGCGTTAACATTACCCGGGACTTCAGGAATAACCCAGGCTGTCACGAAGGGCAGTTATGATACCCTCGCTCTTTCCGGAACATCGGGAATGGCTGTAATTGGAGAAATACCAGGTGCCCTTGAAGGGGCGTTAACTCTTACCGGAACCTCAGAGATAACTCATACATCTCTGGCCTCTATCTATAGTTCTTTGTCATTGTCAGGGGCTTCATCAATAACTCAGGCATCGATAATTTTGGCTTACAGTGCCCTAACGATGGCAGGGACTTCCGATATAACATCAACCAAATACAAAGCATCTTCCGATACTCTGGCATTATCTGGCACATCAGCGATAGCATCAATCAATCATAAATCATCTTCTGATATTGAAACATTGGCAGGTACATCTGATATTGTTTTCTCAGCCACCACGGTCCCTTCGGCACCTGATGCTTTAACCATAACTGTCATCTCATCGATAACCCATACGTCGTTGATCTCGGCTTACAGCACTTTGACAACAACAGGAACTGCAGACATAGCATTATCATCTTACAAGGCATCGACAGATACTCTGGCATTATCCGGGGCCTCCGGCATAGCATCAACAACCTTCAAGGCATCAACAGACGTCATGATCTTAACCGGGACTTCCGACATGGCATCAACGAATCACAAGACTTCTACAGATGCCTTGATATTAACCGCGGCATCCGGCATGGCTCATGCTTCAATAATCTCAGGTTACAGCGCTTTGACCTTATCCGGGTCGTCTGTTATGACGTATGTATCGGAGGTAACAGGCACAGGATATAAGAATGCAGAGATTGCCTTTCAGACAGCAGCAATTATTCAAGGAGCATCGCCCTGGGAAGAGGGCAATGGTGATTCAGTCGGAAGCAGAACCTTTGGGAATGAAACTGGAAGTAGAAGTTTTGGGCATGAAGTGAGGGCAATATGAAGAAACGCATAACTCGCGCAACGAAAATCATATGCACAATCTGCCAGACAGTATTCATTTTGTTGGCATTGACCGTACAAGTACAGGCCTCCGGAATATTCACGAAAACCGAATATGAGGAGTTTCACAGATATCATGATTTTGCTAATTGGTTGCAAGCCGGGGAGACATTGGCAAGCACTACTGTAAAGTGTTACGTGAAGAGTAGCGGAGTGGACGCTTCTACAGCCATGATAACTAATGTGGACGTTGGAACGACTAAGGCGCTGTATCGGATTAAAGCCGGGACTGCCGATACGATGTATATCATCAAGATAAAAGTCGTAACTACGACAGGGCAGAAGTTTGAAGATTGGGTAGAATGTAAGGTTATATGAGCACAGAATCTTTAGCAAAAAGGATAATCAAACACGAAAGCATGGAACTTTTCCCTTATCTATGCAGCTCCGGCAAGCTCACTATAGGGGTTGGGCGAAACATAGAAGATAACGGAATATCTGAAGAAGAGGCTATGATCATGCTTGAGAACGACATTGAACGGTGTCATGCCGAACTCATTCGTGAGGTCCCTTGTGCTTATATTCTGTCTTTGTATGATAACATAAGAATGGAAGTCTTAATCGAGATGTGTTTCAACCTCGGGATAACCAGACTGAAGAAATTCAAAAAAATGATCAAGGCTATCGAAACCGGAGACTACATCGAGGCTGCGAAAGAAATGCGTCACAGCCAATGGGCGGCACAGGTCGGACTCAGGGCGCAGGAACTTGCATATGCGATGGAAAAGGGGGTATTCGATGAGTAATTGGATTACTCTTAAGAATTTGATTGTATCAAAGATCAAGGATGATTCCGGTAAAATAACGGATGATGATATAGAGATCAGCCTTAATGCCGCCATCCAGGCATATTCTCGGCATAGGCCTGATTGTAAGGTGGCCAGCACAACCGGCAATGCTACTCATGATTATACTTTGCCGGAGGGATGGATAGATGGATTCTCCAGAATCCTATTGATTGAATATCCCGTCGACAATGTGCCGACTGATTATCTTGATGATGATGAATATCTGATATATCAAACGACGACAGTCAAAAAAGTAAGGTTGCTTTATTATTCTCCAGCTATTACGGAAACTTTCCTCATTTCGTTTACGATTCCACGTACCGACTTGACCATACTCGATAACGATGCAGATGCACTATGCAATTTGGCCGCATCATGCTGTCTGGAACAACTTGCCAATGCGTTCGCACAGACAGGAGACTCTACGATTTCTGCCGATGCCGTGAATTACAGGAGCAAGGCTTCCGATTTCGGGTATCGCGCGAAAAGATTCAGGGATCTTTATAAGGAACACATGGGCATAAAAGACGATGCATCCACCCTCGCGGCGATAGTTACGAGTGATATGGATCTCAAATACCCAGGAGGTGGGGCAAGGCTGACACACCCTCGGTGGTGGAGGGAAAACAGGTAATATGGCTTACAAGGATGGCCCAGGATCGATTAATGACAGGGAAGACATAGTAAGGGTAGGGCATGGAATATAAGGTCACGATAAGCACAAAAGGGAGTTTGCTTTCAGGCAAAGGCAGTGAGATCATCAATGATGCCTTGACATCTATCATAACCGAGAGTATGGAGTTGCTGCTGAAGAATGTCAAACGGCTTACCCCTCGAGGAGTATATGGAGCACAAGGCAAGGGATTGCTGGGGAGCATTCAGGGGGAGGTAATAGGTAGGGGCACCCCGCTTGTAATGGGACAGGTTGCATCATCGAACAAATACGCTGAAGTAATTGAGAAAGGCAGGGCGCCTGGAAAGAAATGGCCGCCGGAAGGATCACTGCTCAGATGGATACAGGTCAAGATGAACATGTGGGGAAAGACACAGCACATCAAATCCAGAAAGAAGCTTTCCCCTGCCGCTATGGCGAAAAGTTTGGAATTTGTTATAAGGCGAAAAATAGGACAGAAGGGCTTCGAGGGAGCATGGATGTTCAAGAAGGGGCTGGAAGTTAGCATGCCCGTCATGGATAGGATAAGGGCGAAAATTGAAGGCACGATAGTAGGGAGGCTTAACAAATGAGTGAAGTGGCGATCAGGGTCGGGATCTACAATATCCTTTATGCCATACCAGACATCGGCATGGTGCACGATTACGAAAGATGGGCGGTAGATTGGAGTAAATTCATTTCTTTTTTTAAGACAACCATCGGGGGAATCCCGCAGGTCAGGGGTTGGGAAATAGGCAGGAAGTCGGCAGCAGAAGAGAAAATAATACTTGGAATAAATAATAATGCGAATCAGATCACTCATAACTATCGCATAACGGGATATATGAGCATACAAGATTCAGCAGCGACGGAAAAGACATTCACTGCATTGTTGGAAGCTATATCGGCTGCATTCAGAGCAGATATGACTTTGAACGGTGCATGTATATATCATCAATTCATTCAGCATGAAATGATCGATGCCAGAATGTTTGGTGATGTACTCTGTCATTATGCAGAGATGTTTTTGGCGGTTGTAGAACGAATATAATTCAAGAGGAGGAATAAAACAATGGCGCAAGCTCAAGGAACTAGTGCAGTATTGGCGTATCAAGAGGAAACGACTTATGGGACTGTACCAGCATCTGTTGATATGAAAAAATTGCCGTTCATATCCGGCAGTCCAAAGCAGTCACGAGCATTGATTACTTCAAAAGTGCTGTCAACGGACAGAAACCCACGAAAAGCAGTGAGAGGAGCGGTAGAGGTATCAGCCAGTATCCCCACAGAGTTATCCCCCCAGATGGGTACCATTTTCAAGGGGGCACTGGGTGCTAACACCCCGGCAGGGGGAGGATCACCCTATACTCACACTATCAAAGTCGCTGCAACCCTGCCATCGTTCATGTTTGAGATTGGCTATACTGATATTGCCAAGTATCTGATCTTTATGGGCATGAAGATCAATAAACTGTCGATTAACGTAAAGCCAGACGGTATGCAGGACATGACCATTGACTTGATGGGGATGTGCGAATGCGAAGGCTTGAATTTCAAAACACAGTCGGCGGCCTTCACTGTTGGTGCAACACTCACGGGCGCGACATCTACTCATACCGCGTTGATAATCGGGCAAAAGGATGACGGGACGACAGGCAAGCTTGTATTGTTCAATCATAGTGGAGATTTCCAGAACGACGAAGTGCTGGCAGATGATGGAGTGCCAGCGGCAGCAGTAGCGGACGGGACTATCGGGACAACTCCGCTTGATGCTTCAGTAACCGATCCTGGACATACCCCATTTGATGGATTCTCAATCTCATACATCAAAGAGGGTGGTAGCACTATCGCTATCGTTTCGTCAATCGACGCTTTGTCGATTGAGAACAACCTTGACGGTGGGAACTATGTTATCGGAGGCGGCGGTCGCAGAAGGTCAATACCTGCCGGGTCGATAAGGGTATCCGGGACTCTGAATGCTCTTTTCGAGAGCATGGATGTGTACCACAAGGCATCCAGATATACTGAGTCTAGTCTGGAGATATATTACAAACTCGGAACTGGAGCAGGCACGGCCGGAAACGAACAATTGAAGATCTACATACCTGAACTCGTTTATGCTCCGAACTCCCCCGAGGTGCCGGGGCCACAGGGCATCATGGTCAAGTTGCCGTTCGAAGCATACTACAACAATGATGCAGCAGCATCAGCGATATGGATGGAACTCAAAAATCAATCGGCAACGCTATAACGCAGGAATAAATCAAGGAGGTTTTGTGCTCAAAATCAAGAAGAATGCGGACATCGAGGATGAAGGCCGTTGGTTCGAATACGGCAATTCCGGGGCCAGGTTCAAGATCAGGATCGTAACGTCCTCAATTCTCAAGACACTGAGAAAAAGGGCTTCTAAAATAAGGACGGAATTCAAGGCAGGCAAGACGACGAGGGTCGAAGACGTGAATGAGGAATTATTTGAGACACTCATTCAAGAACACATCCTCGAAGCTTGGGAAGGTGTGGGGGATGAAGTAGGCGAATTGCTGGCAATCACGGAAGAGAATAAGCACGTGATATTCCAGAACTTGGAACTCAATACTTTCCTGTGGGAATGCAGTAAGTCACTAGAAATCGAAGACGAGGTAAAAGCAGAAAATTTTACCGGATAGTCCAATGGCTGCATAAGCCAGGAGGACGTGATTATTGTGAGAGTTGTCAAAGGGCAGCCGAGAAATCAGACAAAGAGATAATCTGTGAGGATTGTGAAAACCATATCACTATCCCCACAGATTTCCAGGATTATCTTGATCTATTCCAGTTATGTTCTTCTCAATTGCGTGTCGGCTTCGGTGGAGCTTATGCACTTGATTGGAATGTGGTTTTTGCAATAGCAAGAAATTACGGTATTGATGTGGATGATGAGTTCATCAGATATTTGCAGATCTATGAATGTGCATACATCAACAGAATAAACGACACAAAAGGAAAGACCTGAGAAAGGCAATATGGCAAATGAGATTAAAATAACGATTTCAGCAGACGGAAAGGTTGCTGTTTCAGGCGTCAAGGAAGTCGAAACATCTCTTGATGGTCTACAAAAGAATACAAAGAAAGCTACTACTGCTACTGGACAGCTTGGCGCATCGATGAAAGATGTAATATCTAATCTCGGCAATGCTCGATCAACAATAGGCGGATTAAATTCAGCCATGATAGACGTAATTATAAATATGGCCACCGCCAGGGGGAGCCTTGTTA